GTGAAGCTGGTGATCGCCGACGACCACAAGGGCCTGCGCGCTGCGGCACGGCGCGTCTTCGATGCGACCCACCAGCGCTGTCGCGTGCACTGGATGAGGAACGCCTTGGCGCACGCACCGACAAAGCAGCGCATGGCCGTGGCGGCGATGATCAAGACGATCTTCGCGCAGGAGGCCAAGGCCGAGGCCATGGTGCAGTGGGATGTGGTTGCTGATGCGTTGCGCGAGAAACAGCCCAAGCTCGGCGCGCTGATGGACGCCTCGCGCGAGGACGTGCTCGCCTACATGGACTTCCCGAAAGGCCATTGGCCGCAGATCTCGAGCACCAACCCTTTGGAAAGACCAAACAAGGAGATCAAGCGCCGATCCGGTGTCATCGGCATCTTTCCAAACGACGACGCCATCGCCCGGCTCGTCGGCGCGCTCATGCTCGAGACCAACGACGAATGGACTGTCGCGCGGCGATACATGAGCCTTGAGACCCTCGCCCGCGTGCCCAATACTGACACCCTCAGGCTGCCCACCGCGGCCGTCTGATCAGCTTCGAGCCTCTCCGAGGATCGGTGCTCCTACACAACGCGCCGGGACACGACCTCGCTTGGCACGGCAGACCTTCTCGAGGCCGAGCGGCGACTCCTCGAATGGGTGACGTTCAACGAGGTGCTGGAGCGGCGAGAGCGGCAGCCGCGGGAGCTCCTCTTCGCCAAGCTCGCCTTGCGTTACTCGCAGCACCACGGCCAGCACACTCAGATGGCGTCATCGATCCGGCGCATCCTGGCCATGTGGACCGAACGGTTCCCCGATGCCGTCGTGGCCGATCTGACGATGGCACGCCCGCAAGCTTTCAAGCGCGAGCTCGAGGCCAAGCACTCTTCGAGCTACGTGGCCAAGATCTTGCGCATGGGCCGTGTGGTGCTCTCGTGGGCACATCAGAACGGCGACTTAGACGCGGTGCCGCCCTGGCCGAAGGTGAGCGAGACGAACCGGCCACAGCGGCGTCTGACAGCGGCCGAGCTGGCCCGACTGCTGGCGGCGATCGAGGACGAGTCGATCCGGCGCTTCGCCGTCTTGGCCTTGTCAACCTTGGCTCGGCCTGGCGCCATCCTCGAGCTGACCCGCGAGCAATGCGACGTCGCCGAGCGGCTGACTTACCTGAACCCGGAAGGGCGCCGGCAGACGAAGAAACGGCGGGCCGTGGTGCCGATGTGCGAGACGGCGGCCGACCTGATCGAGGCGGCCGAGCCCGGCTTGCTTGTGCACCGCATGGGTCAGCCGGTTCTGCTCAGCTTCATCAATCAGGAACTGGCGAGGGCAGGGGAACGAGCTGGCATCGAGGGCCGACCCGTGACGGGCATGGCCTTTCCCCGCACGATGGCGCGGGAGTTGCGCCGGCGATGGGTCGAGAGCTGGGCCGTGGCCGGTATGATGGGCCACAGAGAGCAATCGACGACCGAGATTTACGCGATCTTCGATCCGGCGGAAGCCGGGTCGCTGGTGCGGGCCAGGGATGGTCTGTGGCTCGAAATAGGCGGGGCCGTAGTGCTGAAGCACAACCTCCGGCCCCAAGTAGCAAAGTCCAAAGCGTTCGAAGGGCTGAGCGGTGCCAGCCGCACAGTCGTTGAAGCGCTTGGAGCGGGCGATGGGAATCGAACCCACGACATTCAGCTTGGGAAGCTGACGTTCTACCTCTGAACTACGCCCGCCTGTCAGCCAAGAGATAAGCGCAAGCGTGTCGCCATTGCAATGGCTGATCGTGCCGGAGATCATACGCGATGGCAGGGTCCTGCGACTTGACGCAGCGCCGAATACCCCCTAACTCGACGCCGTCGGGCGCATAGCTCAGTTGGTAGAGCAGCTGACTCTTAATCAGCGGGTCCAAGGTTCGAGTCCTTGTGCGCCCACCAAATCAATGACTTAGCCTAGGAATAAATAGGTGTTTCCGACTTTTGGCCGAATGTTTCCGACTTTTCGGCCGGAGCGGGCGCCGGCGGGCCGGGCGCTAGGGGCGTTGTCCTGAAAAAACCGGGATGGCGCTGCTCGGGACCGAGCGGCGGCGGTGCTGTCAGTCGCGCGGCCGGTGCGCGTCGAGCTTGATGATGGCCGAATGCGCGAGCAGCCGCGTCGCCGGCAGATAGACGTCGATGATCCGCTGGCAGGTGTCGATCTGGTGGCCGCTCACGCTCGCGATCTCCGGCACCGTGCAGCCGGCCTCGGCCATGCGGACGATCGCCGTGCGGCGCAGGTCCTGAAAGCGCAGCCCGGCGAGGCCGGCCCGCTTCATCGCCGCCGCGAACCGATGGCGGAGATTGTCGGCCTTCCACGGCCGGCCGCTCGCCGTCGTGCAGATGATCGGCGACACCCGGGGCGTCTCCTCGAGCAGCCGGCGCAGCCGCGCCGCCACCAGGAGATCCACCCGTTTGGTGGTCTTGGCCTGCCGCAGGCTGATGCTGTGCCCGTCATAGGCGGACCAGGGCAGGGCCAGCACGTCCGCCTGGCGCTGCGCGGTGTAGACCGCGATCAGATAGACCAGCGCCAGCTCGGGGCCGCACACGGCGAGGAAGCGCCGCTCGTCGGTGTCGCTCCACACCTGTTGCCGCGGCCGCTCGCGATACTGGCGAAAATGCGAGACCGGGTTGTGCTGCACCATGCCCTCGCGGCGGGCGAAGGACATCAAGAGGCGCAGCGTGCGCAGCACATGGTTCGCCTGCACCGGCGTTGGCGCGAAAGCGCGCTTCAAGGCCTGGACGATCGCCGGAGTCACCTGCTTGACCGCCACGTCGCCCATCTTCATGCGGATCAGGTCGAGGCAGCGGGCGTATTCCCGGCGGGTCTTGGGCGCCAGCAGCAGATAGTCGTCGTGGCTCTTGTAGTGCGCCACGAGGGCGCGGATCGAGCCGGCCGGGGCATCGGCGAACACGCCACGCGCCGCCTTATGGCGGTACTCGTCGGCCTCCCGATTGAACGCCTCGCACTCGACCAGGGCGCGGGCGAGCTCGTCCGCCAGCCGCCGCTCGCCGAAGCCGAGGGCCCGGAGCTTCGGGCTCGGCTGCCAGTAATAGAGGGGTTTACCGCCGGGCCTTCCCTTGGCGCGGAAGTGGCGCGGTGTCTCCACGGTCGAGCCTCTCGATGATCTTCTTTTCCTCGATCGCCACAGTCAGCTCGTCACCGTCCGGTCGCAACAGCGGGGCAAGGGACGTTTCCGACCAGCGCGGGCCGCCGGGCGTGTGAAAACTTTCCCTGGGCACGAAGCCCGCCTTCCGCGCCTTCTGGAAGTCGCGCCAGGATTCGAAGTTCAGAAGATAGGCGACCTCGATCTCGTTGAAGGCACGGCCGACGCTCATGGCTCCTCGCCCCGCTCGATCGCCTCGCGGCCACGCCGCACGTCGTCCGCCGTCCATCGCGGGTCGAACAGCGTCATCGGGTCGTCCGTCGCCAGAAGCTCGTCGATCCGCTCCAGGAGCCGTCGATCGTCGTAGGCATGGAGCACGAGGCGAAAGCCGCCGTGCCCGTCGGGCATCGTGCGGCCGGCGACGCGCCGGCAGACCACGGCCTCCCGGCGGCCGAAGAGGCCGCGCCGGACATAGAAGGACCAGTCGGGCGCCTTCGGCAGGGCGAGCAGCTCTGTCACAATCCGTTGCACGGCGTTTCATCCGGCGGCCGCGGGCGTTTCATGGGCGGCGCTTCTGGCGGATCAGGCGCTCGAGGAAATCGAGCACGGCAGGACCGGCCCGGGGATGCGCCATCAAGGCGACGCGCTCGGCCTCGGTGAGGGCGCGCAGACCCGGATCGCAGAACATCAGGAGCTCGCCACAGACGCCACAGACGCCGATGGTGCCGGCATCCGCCGGGCCGTCGTCGGTGAGCTCGCTCAAATTGGCGTTCAGCACGGCGCTACAGCTGGGGCAGTGGTCGCGCTCGTCGCTCACCGGTGGCGCCCCGGGTGATTGTTGGTCGGGTCCATGCTGGCGGCGGCGCGGCGGTGGTAGCCCTGGCGCTGCCGGACCAGCCGGCGGGCGTGGCGCATGGCGTCGATCGCGCCCTGCACCTCCTCCGGGGTGAGGCAGGCGGCGCCGGCGAGCTGGAACTCGCCGCTCGGGCCGGGCCGGCCGATCTCGATCAGCACCGATCGGTCGAGCGGCCGGACGATCAGCGTGTCGGGCGCGCCGACGATCCGGAAATACGGCGGCTCGCCTCTCACGATCGCGGCTCCTCGGCGGGGGCGGCAGGGTCGAGCGGCACATGCGGGTCGTCATGCCGCCACTCCTCCGGGTCGATCGAGAGCAGCGGGATCGCGGCCGAGAGCACATAGAGGTCGAAGGCGATGCCGTGGCGCTCGGCCATGGCCAGAAGCTCGTCGCGGGCCTGGATGGCGCGGCCGAGGTCGGCGAACACGAAGCGGGCGGAAAGGTCGGCCAGAGCGAGGACGGGCGTCGCACCCTCGCGGTTGCGGATGAGCCAGGCATAGAGCGGGGCGGCTATCGCGGTCACGTCGGCCGCCGGGGTCGCATTCGGTCGAAGTCGCGCCACGCCGCGCGGGCAATCTCCATGCTCCTTCGGCTGTTGGCGCTGGCCGTGATGAAGGCGCAGCATCGGTCGGCGAGCCGGTCGGCGCGAAAGCGGGCGCCGTCCATCGTCGCGGCCTTCGCCGATTCGACCACGATGATATCGGCGAGCAGGACGGCCAGGGCGGCCGTCGCGATGCCGGGGGGTGTGTTGCGCCTGGTCAGAAACTCGCGAACAAGCTCGCCCGTCCTGGTGACCTCGCCCGGCCAGTCCGGCCCGTGGTGCTCGTCGAGGGCGGCGATCATGTCGGCGATGGTTGGGTCGTCTCTCACAGCCGGCCCGGCGCCTCGCCGGCGCGGATCAGGTTCACGAAGAGATAGGGCCGGCTTGCGCGGCGGCTGCCGGCGAACCGGTTGCGCCAGTCGCGGGCCTCCTCGAGGTCGTCGAAGGTGGTGCACTGGCCTTCGATGATGACGGAATATCGCGTGCGGCCGTCGCGGGTCGGCCTGGCGTAGATGTTGACGGCGACCGTCTCGGCGAAGGGTGCGGCGGCGCGGCGCTCGGCGGCGGCGCGGCGCTCGGCGGCGGCGGCGGCCTGCCGGTTGCGCTCGATCGCGGCCAGCCGGCGGCGCTCCTTCGCGGCGGCCTCGGCCTGCCTCGCCCGCGCCTCGGCCTGCTCGCGGCGCTCCCTGGCGCCGCGCTGTGCCTGTCGCTGCCGTTCCTTCTCCCGCTCGAGGGCGGCGAGGGCGAGGGGGGTCATGGCGGCGGCGCCGGCATGTGCTGGCCGGCGGCGACCAGCCGCTCGGCGAGCTCGGCCGTGGCCTCCATCGCGATCCGGACCGCTCGCCCGGCGATCTCCGGGGCGAGCTCGCTCGCCTCGTGGTCGAGCGCCATGCGCGCATAGAAGCCGGCGAGGCACCTTTGCAGGGCCAGGCCGAGCACCATCCGGCCGAAAGGGTCGTCGGCCGTCGCCTCGTCGGTGGTCGCCATGACCAGCTCGGCGAGGCGCATGGCGCGGCGCAGCACGGCGTCGAGCTCGGCCGGATCGGCCGGCGGCTCGAGGCTGTCCACCATGGCGAGGGCGATCATCGAAGGCGCCGCTGCTCGAGGGCGGCGCGGCGCTCGGCCCGGATGGCGACGCGCACCCGCACGGCGGCGCGGGTGCCGAGCTCGGTCATCAGGCGCTCCATCCGCACCGGGTCCGTCCCGTGCAGCCGGGCGAGGTCGAGGGCGGCCTCCTCGAGGGCGTCGAAGAGGTCGGCCAGCACATCCTCGGTCGGGCGGCTCGGTGCATCGTTCACGGCTGGCGCCTCTTGAACGGCCACGGGCGGCGGCCCTTGGCGGATCGGGGGGGCGTCGGCGGGTCGAGCCGGTCGAGCCGGGCGGGATAGGCCGGCCAGTGGCCACGCTCGAGCCCGGCGCGCCATGCGGCGGCGGCGTTCTCGTAGCCGGTGAGCGCGCGTTTGAGGAGCCGGTCGCCGGGCTCGATCAGGATCACGGCGAAGGGCGGGCGAACCTCCTGCACCACATAGGCGAAGCGATGCCGCCGGCCGGTGAGGGCGAGGGCGGCCTTGCGGTAGTGGATGGGCTGGATGGCGGCCACCGGGTCGCGGGCGGCGTTGGCGCGCCAGCGGCCGAGCGGCAGGGCCGTCGTCTTGTAGTCCCATACCGTCGCGGTCCTTCGGTCGAGCCAGTCGAACCGGGCGCGGCGCCAGATCCCGCCCTCCTGCCAGAAGCCGGAAAGCTCGGCCTCGCCGGCGCCGGCCTCGAACACGTCGGCAAGCCGGGCCTGCGCCAGAAAGCGGCGAAGCTCGGCCAGCATCCGCGCCATCGCCGGCCAGTCGGCCGCCAGCACGGGGATGCGGCCGGCCGCGCGGGCCTCGGCGCGGGCGGCCTGCGCTGCCCTGGTGCGCCAGTCGGCGGCGTCGATCGTCTGGATTCGGCTCTCGCCACCGAGCAGGAGCTCGTGCATCGCCGCGCCGCGGTCGATCGCCTTCGATTCCGGGCCGATGGGGTCGAGGGTGAGCCGGGGATGGGCCTCCTTCGCGTGGGCCGGGCTGTGGCCGACGATCAGCCGGGCGAGGCTCGAGGAGAGCGACGGCGCCGGGGCCGGGTCGGCATGGTAGGCGGTCGAGGCCATGCGGTAGAGGCCGGGGGCGGCGATGGGCTGCATCAGAGGTCGCCTCCGTCGCTGGAAGCCGGCGTCGGGCCGGGGGTCCCGTTGACCCCCCGCCCCTCCGTTCCTCTCTTGGAGAGTGTCACCAACCCAAGAGAGGAAACCTCGTAATGACGGACCGCCCGATCACCACGCCCGAGCTTCTCGGCCGATGCCTGGCGCTCGAGGCGATCGTCGCCGAGCTGTTGCGCGCGCATGTCAGGGCCGCTCCCGATCCGGTGCGCCGGGCCCGCGAGCTGCATCGGGACTTCGTGGCGGGCCAGCTCGAGCTGACCGGCGCATTGCTGCTCGATCAGCGCACGGCAGGCGATCTCGAAGCCACGCGAGCATTCGGCGATGTGCTCCACGCCATGAGCTCGGCCGCCATGGAGGCGGCGTCGGGGTAGCCGCCGGCCGGGCGAGAAGGGCGTCGATGCCGCGCGGCGGCTGGCGCCCGGCCGCCACCCAGCGGCGATAGTCGGAGACGCGCATGAAGCCCAGAGAATAGGCCTCCTTGACCTCCGCGGCCGTCAGCCGGCCGGCGCTCACCGGCCGGGCTCCGGCAGCGTATCGGAGTGCTCGTCGAGGTCGATTTCTGTCGGGCTGGCGTCGCCCTCGGTGCCGAAATAGGCGTCGAGCTCGGCGTCGATCTCGGCGAGGTCGAAGGGGGCGAGCTCGCGCAGATACTCGCGGTAAGTGCAGAGCGAGCCACCGACCGGCCAGGGCGCCAGCTCCTCGGCGCGGTCCAGGTCGGGGGTGATGGGCGTGTCGGTCATGGCGGCGGCTCCCGGTGCTTGTCGATATTGATCCGTCAATTTGACGGATATGTCAACACGGGAGCCGTCGATTCGTCGAACTCACGAAATTGCGGGACTACGGAGTACGTCAGACCGGGCAGCGACTATCGAGCCAGCCTCAAGAGAGGACGACTTAGGCGGCGTGGTTTTCCAGCAACCGATAAGTCTGGACGGAGAGCCCGCGCGGGTTTCCAAAGAGGAGATAGTCGGAAGTCAAATCGAGGCTGGCGCATATGCGATTGAGAACGGGAAGCTCGGGAATGCGTTTGCCTAGTTCATAGTTGCCATAGGTCTTTTCATCGACGGCCAGGGCGGCGGCATATTCTCGTGCCGTCTCGTAGCCGGCAAGAATTCGGGCGCGGCGCAGGCGGCGACCGAAGTGCATTCTCATGGCGGAGGCGCTTTCCATTTCGTCATTTTGACCGGTGCAGCGCGAAGTCGCACCAGTCGGCTCGACGGATCAGAGGGCTTGAAAGCTCCGTCAAATCGACGAATACTGACGAAATGAACCCCGTGGCTCAACTCGTGAAGGCGGCTGGCGGACCCGAAGCGTTTGCCCGGGCGGTGACGCGCACACACCGCTTTGCCGTGGTCTCCCGCGATGACGTGTACAACTGGCGCCGGCGGGGAAGGATACCCGGCCAGTACCTTCTCGCGGTCGATGAGGTCGCCACGGATCTCCGGCTGCATGAGCTCATGCCGCAGATAGAGCGCGCCGCGGTGCGCGCGAATCGCCAGCCGGAGCCGGTCGCGTGAGGATCTCACCCGAGTCGTCGGGCCAGCTCGGCCAGCCTCGCCGCCCTCTCGGCCGCATCGCGGGCGCGCTTGGCTTCGAGCCGTGCGGCGGCGTCGCGCCTCGCGCGACCTTCGATCAGTTGGTCGACGGCGAAGGCTGCCAACAGGAGCACGAAGACGGCCGTCGCGCCGGAAAGCAGCCATGCAGCGTAGTCGATGAGCACGCCGAACGGACGCCGGGCTCGTTGAAGCTCGCCGAGCAGATAGGGCAGGCTCACCACGGCGCCGAAGGCGGTGCAGATGCCGGTAGCCCAGAGGCTTGTTCTCACCGGTCGCGGAGGATCGACAATCCAGCCGGAGATCCTATCGAGCATCGCTCTGCCCTCGCATGGTGGTCGGAGCAGGAAACCGCATCGCGGGGCGGCGCGGGGCGCCGATCGGCGCCGGGCATAGCCGGCGGGGCCGGGGCGTTAACCATGACGGGGCGGGTCTGATGGGCGCGGGCGATCCGTTCCTCGACGAGCTGCTGCGGCGCGTGATGGCGCTGGAAGCGTGGCGGGCGGATACGGAGCGGGCGGCGGCGCTCCGGGCGGAGCGGGTGGGCGTGCTCAGCCGGGCCGGGATCGGCCCCGGGCGCGAGCCACCAGAAGATGGGCGTCCTGCGCGACCCGTCGGACCGTCTCCCGCGCCCGCTCCAGCAGCAGATCCTCGGCAGGGCTAGGCGGATGGCCATCCAGGAATCGCGGCTGGTCGGCGGTGCGATCGTAGAAGGCGGCGGCCTCGGCCGCGGGGTCGGGGAAGCTCTCGAACCGCGCGGCCAGAAGCTCGGTGACGAGGAAGCGCAGCGCCGCCACGTCGGCGGCAATCTGAATCACGTCGTCGTCGTTGATGGGCATCGGCGCTCCCTCTTCGATAGGTTCTGTGCAGTTCCTGTCGTAGGCCGCGGCGGCGCCGGCGTCAGGGCCGGCGCCGCCCGTGCGGCCGGGCCGGAGCGGCGGTCGTGACGGTGCTCGAGGGCTTCGCCCTGGCGCTCGGGGTCTATGCCGTCCTCATGCTGGCGATCTGGGTGCCGCGGCTTCGGGCCGTTATCCACGCCTTCCGGCGCCGGACCTGAGCCGGTGGCGACAATCAGAAAAGCGGGCGCCAAGCGCCTAGAGGAAGCGCCGGCGCGCGCCGGCTTCGGATCACGCTCGGACCAAAGAAGAAGCGACGCCCCGGGGAGGAGCGCCGCTTCGTGTAGTCCGATCGTTCCAATCCACGGCCGTAGGTGCGGCCGGCTGCGTCTCGTGCTCTGTTCAACGTGGCATGTTCAACCGAAACAACGACGACATGCGTAGAATCGGCCGTGGCTGGCCGAATCTCAAGCCCTCCTTTGCGATAATCGCCTGCGACCGCGCCCCACCGCTGGGTGAACGGGGATGAGGCGGCGGCGCGAGCCGGACCCGCCGGCGCTGCCGCCGAAGCTGTGGGGGCGGTGGATGCTGCTCGGCCTGCGCTGGCAGCGGGCGCTCAAGCGGCTCTGGGACTACGCGGGAACCCATCGCGGCGACTTCTTCTGGATCGACTTGGCGGCGGTGCAGGAGGTGGCGGGGATCGGCGCGGCCGACTGGCCGGCCTTCGCGGCGATGCTCGACGCCTATCTCGTCCGGGGCAAGGACGGCCGGGTGATCTTCAAGGGCATGGTGTGGGCCTCGCGCAAGCTCCGGCTGGCGGTCTGGATGGGCTCGGTGGGCGGCAACCGGCGCGTGCTCAACGAGTTCCTGCGCGAGCAGGGCGGGCCGGCCGGGCCGGACGTGGCCGCGGAGCGGCTCGCCGCGCTCGACTGGCGCATCGCCCTGCTCAACGAGGCCGACCGGGAAGCCACCCGGGCAGAGAGCGAGCTGCGCGGCGAGCAGCCGCGGAAGCCCGAGAAGTACCGGCACGAGCACGCGCCCATGAACCGGGTCAGCCGGCGGCTGAAGGGCGTCATGGGCTGGCTCGGCCTCGCCGGTCTGGCGGAGCCGCCGCGGCGCGCGATGGTGATCCTCGCGGCGCTGGAACGGCGCGGCCGGCTGGAGCTGGACGGGCTGCTCGAGGCGCTGCTGCTGCCGGCCGATCTCTTCATTGCCCGCTGGACGAACCGCGGGCCGCCGGGGCGGCCCGCCGCCGCATAGATCGACCCTCCGGGCCGGCTGGCAGCGTCGCCGGCCCATCGGGGAAGCTCGGGCCGGTGCCATGCGCCGGCCCTTTTTTCGTGCCGGTGATGCGTCGCGGGCGCCGTGCCGGCGGCTGCGGGCCGGCCAGGACGGCCGGGCGGCGGCCAAGCCGGGCCGGGCGGCCGCCGGCCTGTGCATAAACGGTTGAGCAGCACTTTCGGTGTTCGTCGGGTGGTTGCCGATCGGGTGGCCGCTTCTTCTGTTTTTCAATCACTTGCCGGAAGGGTCCGTCGAGGGTGGCTCAAGCTCACTTGGAATCTAGAATCAAGAATCAGAATCTCTTACCTGTAGGGGCGCGGTTCTTTGTGGATAGTTGCCGGGGTGCTAACGCCCAAGGTGAGCGCCGGGATTTACCATGAACGGATTACGGAATCGTGGCGTTCCCGCCGGGGCTCTATCCTGACGGCATGGACGAAAGGAAACCGCCGGGCGCGAAGAAGCTGGCGAGCAAGGTGGTCGAAGCCTGGCTCGCGGGCCGACGTTTCGAGGTGCCGTTGAGCCAAGCGCCGAAATGGGCGCGAGACGTGCTGCGCGAGTGGGATGCGGAGTTCCTCGCCATGTCGGCCGCCAAGCGGCGCAAGGCCGCGCGCTCCGGCAATCGCTACACTTCGATAAGGGACTGGCAGGCAGCGGTGGCAAGGATTGACGGGCTGCCTCGCCGTCAGGTGCGCCTGTTCTTCGCCGCGGTCGCCGGCGTGTTGATCCGCCGCCTCGAACTCGATCGGGCCGACACCCTGATGGTCATTCATCACTGCGCTACCGCCGTCGACGAAATCTGCGACGGGCGGCCGGCGGCCGAAACCGTCGCCATCGCGGCCGCCACAGCGGCCGATTCCGAGGCGGGACGGGTGATCGCACCCGGCGAGCCGAACGGCGCCTGACGGGGCTCCCGGGCGCCCTGGCGGCGGGTTCGCCTGGTGATCGTCATTGGCGCCGGGCGCGTGCGATCGGGGGTTTCGGGCGGGCGGCGGTCGTGCTCTATCGGCCGGGCAGGTGGGCCTCGCGGCCCTGCCTTGTTTCCTCGCCCCGGCACGGCGCCGGCCGGGACCGCCGGCGCCGTCGCGGGGCGGTCGGCTCGCCTGAGAGCAGGGGTCGATCAGGGGCGACCGCGCACATATATGTGTTGCACATCGGCGGTCATGCGCCTATGATTGTGTGCATGAAGGCAGCCGAGCTCATTCGCAGGATCAGGCGCCATGCCAGAAAGCAGGGCCTGCCGTTCGTCGAGCGGCGCGACCGCGGCAAGGGCGGCCATGTCGAGATCGCGGTCGGCGAGCGGCGCACGATCGTGCCGACCGGCGGCCGGGAGCTGCCGACCGGCACCCGGCGCGCGATCCTGAAGCAGCTCGGGATCGAGGAGGACCAGCTTTGAGCACCACCTATTTCGCCCGCGTGGCGGCCGAGCCCGAGGGCGGATTCACCATCACCTTCGACGGGCTCGACGGCGTGTCCTTCGCCGCGAGCGAGGCGGCGATCGGCGACCGGGCGCACGATCTCCTGGCGACCATCCTCGCGGCGGCGATCGGCGACGGCCGGCCCGTCCCCGAGCCCGGCGGGCGCTTCGCCGGCGCCCGGCCGGTCACCCTGGATGCGCTGACCACGGCCAAGCTGGGCCTGCGGCGGGCGATGCACGAGGCCGGGATCTCCGGCCGCGAGCTGGCGCGCCGTCTCGGAGTCGCCGAGACGGCCATGCGCCGCCTCCTCGATCTCGACCATCGCTCGCGCATCGACCAGGTCGAGGCGGCGCTGTCGGCGCTCGGCAAGCGCCTCGACGCGGTCGTGCGCGACGCCGCGTGAGCGGCACCGATCAGCCGGCCCGGGCGGCCTGCTCCATCAGGCGGTTCATCTTCGCCTTGGCGCCCTGGTGCGCCGGGCTCCTCGGGTCGAGATAGGCCGCGAGAAACTCGCGATCGGCCTTCAGGGTCTCGATCTCGGCCCGGGCGGCGGCCGGCGAGCCGGCGCCGGCATGGGCGGCCGCAGCACTCGGGACGCCGCCATCCTCGCCGAGCGCCGCGCCGATGGTGGCCATGCGCTCGAGCAAGCCCTTCGTGCCGATCGCCCGCTCGATCTTGCCGAGCTCCTCCGCGCTGAAACCGAACTGACGGGCTGCCCGCCGGCCGGCCTCGGCCCTGGCGTCGAACGTGGCACCCCATGCCTGGCGGAGCTCGGCAAGGTCGGCCTCGCCCTGCGCCTGGAAGGCGGCGTCGGCGGCGGCCTGTCCCTGCGCGGCCTTGCCCTGCCACCATTCGGCGAGGGCACCGGCCTGGGCAGGGTTCAAGCCGGCCTTGTGGAAGGCGGCGGCGGCCTCGCCGGCGAAGGCGGGGTCGGCACCTTCCAGCTTGTCGAGGCCGTAGGCGGCAGCATCGGCCGGACGGCCGAGCCGCTCGTAGACCGCGGACCAGCCGGCCGGGTCGGCGTCGGGGCCTTCGGCCGGGAGCACCAGGCCGCGGCCGGCCTTGTCGGCGCCGAGCAGCCTTTCCAGGTGCCGCGTGCTCTTGATGACCTTCGGCAATTCCTTGTGGCCGGCCTTCGCCAGCCAGTCCCGGTCGTCGGCGTCGAGGTCGGCGGCCCAAGGCGGCAGCTCGGTCGGGCCGCCAGTCGACGGGGAAGCGGGCGCGGCGTGGTCGTTGCCGGCGGCCAGGGCGGCGGCGGCCGGCGAGCCGGCGGCGTTGTCGTTGGCGGCCGTGGTGGCGGGCGGGGTGGCGAGGGTGTCGGCGGCGGTGCTCACGGGCGATGCTCCTGGGGCAGGTCGTCGAAGTGGTGGAGGGCGAAGGGCTCGGGCCCGGGCGGCGCCGGGGCCGGCCGGGGGGCGAGCTCGAGGTCGAGCCGTTGCAGCATCATGGCGTAAGCCTGGCGGTGGCCTTCGGTGATGCCGGCGGCGTAGTCGGACGGCGGGGCGGCGCAGTCGCCCGGCAGCGCCAGCCGTTGCATGTCGGCCAGCACCATCGCGGCCGAGTCGTGCGGGTGGCCGGTGCCGTCCAGGAAGGTGTGGCGCCAGGCGAGCCGGAGCGCCTCGAGGCGGGTCGAGCTCATGCGGCGTCGCTCCACGAGCCGGCGGCCCCATTCTCCCCGGCGGCTTCGGCGAGCCGGGAGCTGGCGACGCGATGCCAATAGGGGTCGGCCTCGATCCCGAGATAGCCCTTGCCGGCCTCGATCGCGGCGAGGCCGATCGGGCCGGCGCCGGCGAACGGGTCGAGGATCGGCCCGGTCAGCAGCGGCAGCACGTCCCGGCACAGCGCCACCGGCTTGTCGGCGATGTGGATCTTGCGCTGGTGACAGACGGGCAGGCGGAACACGCCGGGGCCGGGGGGCTTGCCCTTCGCCGGCGGCAGCGGGCCTTTCGATGCCCAGACCATGTACTCGGCCTGCGCCCGGAAGCGGCCGGGCTGCGGCCGCGCCGAAAGGCTCTTGTCCCACACGAGGATCCCGCGCCAGGTGAAGCCGGCGACCTGGATGGCGTCGGTGAGCGTCGGAAGCTGGCGCCAGTCGGTGAAGATCACGGCGAGGGCGCCGGGCTCCAATGCCCGCCAGGCGAGGCGGAGCCAGCGTTCGGACCAAACCGCAAAGCTGCGCTGGTCGCGGTTGTCGCCCATGAATTCCGGGTGACTGCCGCGGGCGCTGCTCTTCTGGTACTTGGTCGAGGGTGCTGCCATGCGGTCGCCGCGGAACATGCCGCCGGACGAATAGGGCGGATCGGTGAAGAGGGCGCCATGGCTGCCGGGGTCGAGCCGCTCGAGCACGTCGAGGGCGTCGCCCTGGATCATGCACCATCCGGCCTTCCGTTCGGGCGCGGTCACGGCCGCGCCTCCTGGCTGACGGCGCCGGCCTCGGCAATGTCGCGGGTCGCCCGGGCGACGCCGGGTGCGGCGGCCGCCATCTGCTGCGCCTGCTGCTGCTCGAGCCGCTGCGCGATCCGGGCGGCGGCCTCCTTGTCGTCGCGCAGAAGCGACTCCACGCCGTTCGCCCTGGCCAGCACGCGCAGCGCCTTGGCGGCGTCGATGTGCTCGAGCACGCTCGGGTCGATCTGGGCGAGCGGGCCGGCGGCCTCGAGCGTGCGGAGCAGGCCGGCGGCCTCCTCGTTCCTCTGCATCCGCGCCATCGGCGAGAGGTAATCGACCTCCACGAAGCCGCCGTCGTCGACCAGCTCCCGCGGCATCGGCGGCAAGAGGCCGGCGGCCTCGGCAATGTCGAGCTCGCGCTGGATCAGCGGCCCGACGAGCTCGGCCTGCTGCCGGCCCATGGTCGGCGCCAGGAGGGCACCTTTCTCCTGGGCCCTGAGCATGGCCTCGGTCGCGGTCATGCTCGGGGTTTCCACGAGGATCTGAAAGAGGCTCACGAGGAACGCATCGTTGATCGACCGGCGGCGCTGCTCGAGCACCTCGAACGCGATCTCGAACCGGGCACCCGTCTCGAACGGCCTGATCCGGGGGTTGCCGTTGCGGTCGAGCCAGCCGGCATTGACGGCGTTGGGGATCATCAAGGGCGGCGGGAGCGTGTCGTCGGTGGCGAGCAGGGGCGGCTCGGTCGCGCGGTTCGCCTGGTTGATGGTCGTCCGGCTCATGCGGTTGACCATCTTGATGTCGGCGAGGCTCTGGAAAGCCGGGCTCCGGCCATAGAGCTCGCCCGGGCCGGTCACGTAGCGGCTCACCGCGTAGGGCATGGTGCGGAAGCCGCCGGCGCGGATGGTGAGCCGGTCGTCGACGCTGACGTGCACGGCGCGCCAGGGCATCCCGTCCGGGCCGGCGCGGCCGGGGCGGGCGGCGTCGTTCGGGACAACGCAGTGCAGGAAGGCGAAGCGGCGGTCGGGCTGGCGATCGACGGCCTCGCGGCATTTCGGCGGGGCGTCCTCGCCATACTCGCCGATGGCCTGGCGGGCGGTGAGGCTGAACCGCCGGAACACGGCGTCGACGCGCCCGCTCGCATCCTCGTCGATGAAGAGGTCGGCGAGCGGGATGGCGCGATAGACCAGGGCCCGGCCCATCTCGTCCATGGCGCTGACGGCGCCGGTGCCGAAGGCGCCGAGCGAGAGATAGTGCTCGTGCAGGTTGCCGTAGAAGTTCGCCCGGCTCGCCGATCGCAGGGCGAACAGGGTTTTCGTCACCTGGTCGAGGTAGCGGCTGACGGTCGGCCGCTCGGCGAGCTCCGGCCGGCGGGGCTTCAGGCCGTGCCAGGTCGAGCCTCTGGGGGTGAGCATCGATTCCATCGCGGCCGCGAAGCGGTCGAGGGCGAGGGGTGCGGTCGAGTCGAAGATCAGGTCGCGGGAGTTGGCAAGCCGGCGCTGGCCGGTGAACTGCTGGCGCGGCAGCACCCGCTCGGCGATCTCCTCCCAGACCGGCTCCTGCTCGCCCTGGCGGGCGGATGCCAGGCGCTCGAACCAGCGGATCAGGTCGAGGGCCTCGCTCTCGCTGCCGGCGGCCGGGCGGGCGCCGTTCATCGGGCGTCCTCCAGGTCGGGCCGGTCGGCGAGGAAGGTGCCGAGGCTGGCGGTCGGCTGCGCCACCGTCTTCACGGCGAACATCATGCCGGTTTCGAGATTGGTGCGGGCGAGGGCCGCCCATCGTTTCGCGCTCATGGTCGGCGCGCGTTCGGCGAGCTCGTCGCAAAGGCTGCAAAGCGAAACCTCGATCTTCTTCAGCTCGGCGATGTCGGCGAGCTCGGCGCCGGTCAGCTCGCGCCAACCCGCCATCCTTTTGGCGGCAATCTTCCGGTGCTGGTTCTCCATGTCAGGAGCCGCCACCGATCAGCATCCGCGTGCCGACGGCGCCCATCTTGCCGCCGGTGCCGGTCTCGCCGGTGAGCATGGTGGCGGCGCGGCCCGTGCGGAGGCGGTCCTGGTCCTGCTGCTCCTTCAGGATCTTCGCCTCGTCGACGACGGGCTCCGCCGGGGCCTTCTGCATCGGCTTCGGCTTGGGTGCGCTCAACAGTCCGCCCATGTTCGGGGCCTCCTCTTCAGTCCAGCATCGAATAGGAATGGTGCGCGATGGTCGGGCCGCTGACCTGGCCGAGCTCGCGGCCGGCGGTCCTGGGGAGCCCGATGGCGAGCGTGCGGAGCGCGTCGGCCGGATGGCTCGCCCAATCGTG